GACACGTTCGGCAGTCGAGCCCTGGGGTTGACCGTCGGATTTCGAGATATCGCCGGATATTTCGAAAGGGTCAACACCGTCCAATAATTCGGGAACGTCACAAATGACCCCGAAGATTCGATCCCGGTCCGACCTGGGAAGCGCCTTCGTCAATTCCGGTGTAAATTCAACTTCCTTTTCTGTCCTTTTGTTTCTTACATTTCGCCAGCCGGTGATCCCGATCATCAGGGAATCCGTTATCACCGCCGCGCCGTCGATGTCTTGAAACCGTTGACCCTTTTGAAAGGTCGTTTTCGTATGCCTCCGGGCGATCGTCTTTTGTTCCTCACTTGTCAGCCGACGCAAGTTCAAGACCGATGGTCCCCATTTTGATTCCCTCCCCGGAAGCGAATATTCGAAGCTTTCATCTTCGTCAATCAGTTCAATCGCCATTTCTTTTCCCCTTTCATCCCATGAAGGAAAAAGAACGGTCAGGGCTTGCCCATGGGTTAGAGAAACCGCGTCGCCGGTCCAAGATTGAAATCTCGGCACCCCCACGATTTCCCTCGAAAGACTCCCCCCAACCGTCCAACCGGTTCATCAAGCCAGTTCGTCAGTCGCTAGGATGTTATGAACCAAATATTCAAACGGCTTTGTGACCGTCATACCCGTCGGCGCGGTTTGGGCTTGTTCACATCTTCCGTTCATGGCATGGGTGATCTTGTTCGCCGAATTAACCGGCGCTTCGCCCGCCGTCAAAATTAATTGGGGGATATTGATCACAACGTCGGCGTTTTGCGTTGCGGACCCGATCAAAACCCCCGAATCGAACGTCAGATCGGCCTTCAGCGCCGTGTGACCGGTTATCCGATCAAGCTGAACCGCCCCAAGGTATTCGGGAACATCGAAGCCGAAGGTCACAACCGGAAGCCCGCCGTCTTCGGTCGGTTCAATAATCCCGGTTTGGCCTGAAACGTGATCGGTTGAATGGGGCCGATCCAACTGAAGGGTGAACCGGGAAATCTTCAAATCATCCGCCGGGCTTGCCAACGCCCCCGCGCTTTGTGAATTCACCCTAAAGGTCAAGTGCTGCATCAAGGTTCGAAAGACTTTGGATCGATAGGTAACCGACCCCATGGTTGTATTATTGTTCGTTCCCGATGATGTGTTTCGGGCCAACGAATCGGCCCGCTTGTTGAATGTAATCGTCACCGGTTGCCCGGCTTCGCCGGTTATCGTGAAGCCCAAAAGCTTCGCCGAAGCGAATTCAAAAACCTCCGGCCCTTTGTCGATCGCAAGGGTTCCGAAGATTCCGTCAAGCGAGTCATTCAACTGGAAGGTGTGAAGACGAGCCGATACGTCAACGGTGGCGGGAACCCCCGCCGTTCCCATCGCCAACGCGATCAATCGGTTCAAGGCCGATTCATAACGAAGGAACATGTCAAGGGTTCCTTCTATATCAACCATTCCGGCTTCCGATGTTTGTTGAAAGGCGATCCCCGCTTCTTCGGCCACCAAGTCTTCTGGCGCCCCAACGCCCATTCCGTCAGCCGTGATCAACACCCCATCAAGCGCAGCGGCCAAAACCGCCGTGCCCCATGTGGCCCCTTTCGCAACTCCAACAACAACTTCGCGCCCCGTTGCCATTAGTCAGCCCCTTTCATTGTGTCCCGTTCGGGTTTGTCCTGGGGGGCTTTCCTCGGATCGCCTGACCCCTTGACTTCTTCGAATAACATCTTGACCCGTTCCCAATGTTCGTCAGTAATTTCGATGATCTTTCCTTCTTCGATCCTTCCGAGTAACGGGTGGAATTGAACCCCTTTGAAGATTCCCTTTGCTTTCATCATCTTCGCCCCCTTCAGCTTATAAACCGCTTTTTAGTAGGTCCGATCCTCTCTAATTTCGATGGTGATTTCCCCGAAATGACAAAGGATGTTTGCAAACACGGTGTGATCATCGCGGGTCACCTGGGGGGGGGCCGGATGATTCGGCGGTTCCCCCAATGTTATTATCGGTTCGTAAAGCATCGCAAACGGCCTCCATCAAATCCGAAAATGTCTTTTCCGTTGCGTCATCATCCGAAAGCGTATGAACCCCCATGATCCTTATTCGATGCCGCCTATAGTTTTGTTGTGTGGCTTCGTCATCTTCAAGGCTCTGGTCCCGCGTGATCATCCATGATTGTATTTTCTTGTTTGCGGTATCTTCGAAAAGGGTCTTGAAGTTTTCAGCTTCGGCGGCCCAACGTTGGAAGTCGTGAACATTTGCAACCCCCGATACAGCCGCAACGATGATCTTCAACTGCGTTCGGATAGTCGCCAAACTCATTCATTGATCCTCTTGACAGCCCGGCCTACATGAAGATCGAAAGCCTGAAGGGCGAACTTGCGGATCGGAGAAATGGATTTCTTGAAGAAGCCCCGCCCCACAATTCCCTTTTTGGAAATAGACCGGGCCACGGCGAAGGCTACAGAAGGCGCTTGTCTTGCGTCAACGTTTAGCTTTCTTATGACCCATGGAATCAGGGCCGCCGAAGGCGGCATCCGTTTCCCGCGTCCCCGGCCCAATTCCATGACCGGCCCATGAACGACCGACACACCGTAAAGAATTCGTTTACGTGGGAAGTTAACGACTTCGGCGTTGATGTCGCCAACAAGGGTCCGTGTCACGCCGATCGGGGCTTTTTTCTTTATCAGGTTTTCACCGAAGGAAGCCAATTCCTCGGCGGCCATGTTGATCGATTGCCGAACCATTTCTTCGGGCCGATCAAAAACCTCGCCCTTGGGTGTGATCTTAAATTCTGTGACCTTGAAGGCCATCGGTTACCGGTTCCTTTGACCATGCCACACATAACCCAGGCCATGGGAAGGAGACATGTCGGTATCACCGATCACGCTTTGGGCCGATTGTTGCCCTTTACCGATCCCCATGTGATCTTCAAAGTCTTCCTTGAAGTCTTCGGCCAGCCGCCGGGCCGCATCCGCCTTTGAATCCCGATCGGTGGCGTCCGCCGTGATCGTTGTATCCTTCATCGAAAGATAGCGGGCCGCGATCGCCTTCAATGCCAAGTACGCGGTCAGGTTTGCAACGGCTTCATCATCGGAAATGGGAAGGGTTGAAGATGTCAGATCAAGAACATGGCGGGCCGTATAGAAGATCCTGAAGGTTTCGGTTGCGGTCGGTGTGTTGACCAAAAACCGGATATACTTCCGGTGGTTCGCTGTGACTATTTTATGGATTATTTCCCATTCGTCTTCGTTCAATTCTTGTTCGTTGGGGGAAGTGTCATCGACCGGAAATACCAACTTGTCAACGATCGAAAACTTGTCTTCCCAGGATGCAAGAAGATTTGTCCCGCCGGTTCCGGCGATCTGATAATCAAACCCCCCGTCCCCGGATTCATCTTCAACGATCAACTGTGGTCGATGCCTTGAATATTCCTTGACGGCTTCATCGACGAACTTGTGAAGTTCGGCCCCCGCCCCGGCGTCAAGGAAATCCCCCCGGTCTTGAATCCGGGTTGCAACCAGGGCTTCCATTTCATCGATCTTTGTGACCATGACAACCTTACATGAAATGGCAAAGGGCTTTTGAAGTTGCGTTCACGTCCAGCCAAAGGCCAAGGTTGAAACCGACCGGTGTGTGGAACGCTCTCGTAATGGTCGCCCCGTCCGCAACGTTCAACTCTGCGATCTTGTTTGCGGCTACAGCGGAAGATCCCGAATAGAGCCGCACCAACCCGACGCCCCCGTTCCCCGTCAGTTCAAGGTAGGTCACAAGGCCGTTTCTCGTAATCGGTGCAACTTGGGTATCAACGGCCAATTCACCGGATGATTTCGCTACGTCATAGCTCATAATTGACCTCCCCTTCTTTCTGAATGGGGGCCGGGACGAGTGACAAACCCGACCCCCTTTCAGTCGATCACGACCCTGACACGGGCTCGCAGACCGCTTAGGTTCGAATAGCCCAAACCGTGGCGTGAAGTTCGTCACATGTCGGGGAAGACCCGCCGGTTACGTCAACGTCAAGGTTCAGGTTCGCACCCGCCGCTAACTGAAGATTGGCAAGGGTTGTCGTGAGAGCCCCCGCCAATGGCGCGGTAATCAAGGTCGATCCGTTGACAACCGGAATCCTGGCCGCAAGAAGATCAACCGCTCCGTTCTTGACGGTCACGTCAACATCGGTTGGGTCAGTCGTTCCGCCGATCGCCTTTGCGTCCGCGTAGATTGCGAAGACTTCACAAGCAAAAGGGATGACTTCTTCGATGACCGCAACATCGTCAACGGTCACTTGGCCCGCCGGTCCCAATTTGATCATCACAACATGGCCGACACCGCCCGCCGGTACTGGAGACATTTTTCAAACTCCCTTCATTGGTTCAGTTCTTTGGATGAAGAAGGGGGGGCGACCTCAGCCGCGCCCCCCTCCCGAACGGTCAGGCTTAGGCCACAACCGCCTTTGCCATGCCGCGATAATCCAAGACATCCCCGCCGTAAATGTGACGGATTTTGTAGGTGATTTTGTACTGGGCGAAAACCGATCCAACCGTCGGGTTGTCCTGAACGTAAAGCTCCGGCTCTTGTCGCCCCTGGAAGAACCCGATTTCGATCGTTGGGCCGCGTCGGGGATCGGCGATCAACGCGTAATCATTCGCGTCGGTCCAATAATCCAAGACTATGACCCGGATGCCTTCCCGTTGGTGGACGTTGACCGGTGTCGTTCCTGTGTCGGTCGTGTCAACGAAGATCGGGGAAGCGGTCAACCGAAGCGCCAAATGTTCAAGTTCGTTCGGAACCAAAAGCAACTTCGGAACTAACCCAAGAATTTCGGTCGCCGCGCCCTGGGCCGCCTGGCTTCGCATGGCCGCCCGGATGGTATCCATTTCCGCCGTGGAAAGGGCCGCCGTGGTCAAGTTGTTGTGAGTTGCGGCATCGAAGACCGCTATCGCATCAACATCCCAAAGCGGATTATCAACGATGAAGTCAAAAACGAACTTGTAAAGCGTGATCGCCGCTGTCCGCCCTAGCTTTTGCGGGATGCGCCGAACCGCCCTAACGTCATCGTCGGCGATCGTTTCAAGGGTCAAGTCTTCCGTCCCGCCGCGCTTTGTGATCGCATAACTGACCTCTTCATCGGCGGGAGAAGTCAAGGCCAAATAGGTTCCGCCCTGGGACACCGCCGGAAGGTCACCATAACCCCCCATGATCATCCTGCGTTGGGTTCTGAAATCGTTGACCGACATCACATCGGAAACGATCAACCGCCATTCGTCCAAGCCGGGGATTGCGAACTCCCGTTGCATGGATCGTGTGACGGAATCCCCCAGGATCTGCGCCCAAGATGCCGTTGTCAGGGATTCGCGGATGGAATGACTTTGGTGCATTTGGATGACCATTGCTTCCTTCGCCCGCGCCGACAAGCCGGGTTGCATGTGAGCCGGGTAGCTTTCCGCCAAGATGACCGCCGGGTCTTCGAGGTACTGACCGCCGGTTATCTCAACATAGGCTTGCTTCAAGGAATTGAACGGCTTCACGCCCTCGATGGTTTGACCCAACAAAAGGCCATCCATCGCATGGCCGATCTTGTCAACGTCATCTTCCCCGAATTCGGCTCGGCCCATGCCAGCGCCCCGAACCTGACCCGATTCAGACACCCGGCCCCAAAGCTTCCGTTGGCTCGTCAGTTCCGCGTCAAGGTCTTTTTCTTCGAAGATACCCTTGAACCGATCGCTTTCACGGATATGGGCTTGGACAAGATCGGGAAGCTTCGATTCCTTCAGCTTCCGATCCAACAACGCTTGACAACCAACCGTTGCGGTTTGGGTCAGGAGTCGGCGATCGCTTTCGGATAGCTTGACCGTTCCGTTTGTCTTGGCGGTTTTCTTCTTCGCCTCCTTGACGGCTTCCTTTCCTTCACCGTCGCCGGTTCCTTCACCTTCCCCGGTTCCGCCGTCGCCTTCACCGTCGCCGGTTCCTTCACCTTCCCCGGTTCCGCCGTCGCCTTCACCGTCGCCGGTTCCTTCACCTTCCCCGGTTCCGCCGTCGCCTTCACCGTCGCCGGTTTCTTTCGGTGGATCTTCGGATTCAATGGCCCGAACAACCTCGGCAACCTTGGCCTTGAGTTTTGCATCCTTGATCTTCGGGGCTTCCTTCTTCAAAGCTTCAAAAAGGTCTTCCGCCGAAGCATCTTTCAGCTTCTTTGCAAGGGCTTCATTGATTCTTTTCAGTAACGCCAAAAACCGCTTCTTCATGGGACCAACCTCCGTTCTTCGAAATGGGGAACCCGGTGTGTGTGATTGGATCAATCTGACCGCTTCACCGCCAGCCGATGCAAAAGTCACGGCATCGACCGAAGCAACTTCCACGATTTCCTCAACATTAAGTCCGCCTTGCTCGTTTCTTACCCCCTTGGCGGAAGCGTCAATCGAAAATTCAATGAAGTTTTTGTTCCCCAATTCCCAGGCTTGACGCATTTTGGATTGAACATCGAATTCCAAAAGAACGAAGGTTGAAACGATCCCTTGAACCGATTCATCAAACCTTGGCCGCGTGAACCATCCGATCAAATCCCTGACGGTTCTTTCGGGCCGTTCCCGAAGTTCGGCTTCGGTTGCATGATCGGCGAACGCCTTGACCCCTTCGAACATGGGGACCGCTAACCTCAGAACGTCCGCCGGATAGTTGTTATTGTTTTTTGAAAGGCCCGCCCGAATGATAACGACTTCCCATATCTTCCCTTCCTTGAATGAAAATTCGTCTTCGTCAAGAAGGTCGGGAATGTCGGCCAAACCTCCGCCTTGCTCCCTGATTCGGCTACCGGCCAAGCCGGTTCCGTTCAAGGCCTTTTCGGTCAAGCTGAAGGGTTCAGAGGGGGATCTGAAAAAGATAGAATTCACGCCTTCGGCCATTATCTGAACCTTCAAATGGACCGGCGTTGCCGTGTATATTGCCCCTGATTATCGAAATAATCAATGACCAAGAAAAGCTTTCCCGTCTTCGGATCGCGGGGGACGTGCCATTTCTTGATTTGGTTTTGATCTTTCAACCCCATTTCAACGGCGAATTTCGACAAAGCCGCAAGGACGGGATTGATCACCGGGGCCGGGGCTTGGGGGGCCTTTTCATCCGTTAGCCCTTCTTCGCCTGTTTCTGCTTTTTGTTCTTCCCCTTCTCCTTCTCCGCCCGTTTCTGTTTCCGGATCTTCGGCGTCGGGGCCGGGTGTTTGATCGCCTTCGTTTTCAGGGTTTCCGCCTTCAGATTGATCGGCTCCCCGCTCAAGGTTCGCATCCCGGTCGGCGCCGCCTGGATCGGTTCCGGGTTCCTGTGAACCCTGTTCTTCGTCATGTCCGCCATCGTCCGCCTTGTCCCTTCTTTCCTTCTTTGCCATGGTCATACCTTCCCTTCCTGATCGAATTCGCGCCAAGACCGTTTGACCGGCAAGGTCACCCCGGCTCAGTTAACAGACTCCCCGGCTGGCAAGACCCACCGGTCGCGGGGAAAGAAGGGCCG